TTTCTTTCTGGTGCAGCAGACCAAGTTGCATTTGTTTATAAAAGACTTGGTGGTGATGTATTAGACATTGAATTGACAACAGGCAATGTTTACGCAGCTTATGAAGAAGCTGTATTAGAATACTCTTATCTTGTCAATCTTCATCAATCAATTAATGCTCTTCCTACTATGTTGGGAGCAGCTACTGGTTCATTTAATCAAGATGGCGAGTTTATTGCTGGTTCTGCTTTAGCTGGTCAAAGTCCACAATTAGCTTATCCAAAATACAATTTAAATTATGCTTCAAGGTACGGAGATCCATTTTCTACTGAAGCTGGTATGGGTGGTATTGAACCAATTTATTCTGCATCTGTACCTATTACACCATATGACCAAGATTATGATTTGCAAGCCATAATTGAATCTGCTTCTTTAAATAATTATGATCCTGCTTCTGGTGGTCCAGTTCCATACTCTGGTTCTGTTGGAAATAAAAGAGTTATTATTAGAAGAGTATTTTACAAAACTCCAAATTCAATGTGGAGATTCTTTGGATACTATGGTGGTTTAAATGCTATTGGCAATCTTTCATCTTACGGGCAATATGCAGACGATAGCACATTTGAAGTAATACCTACTTGGCACAACAAACTTCAAGCTATGGCATATGAAACAGCAATCTATACAAGAAATTCTCATTTCTCTTATGAGATTAAAAATAATAAAATAAGATTCTTTCCACAACCATCAGACATAGGTATTTCAAATTATTGGGTTGAGTTTTCAATTACAAACCAATCCAATCCTTGGGAAACAACATCTGGCTCTGCCGATGATACTGTTAATGGAGTAAACAACATGAATACACTTCCATTTGCAAACATACCATATAACAGTATAAATTCAATTGGTAAACAATGGATACGTAGATATGCTCTTGCAATCTGCAAAGAAATGCTTGGACACGTTAGATCTAAATTTAGTACAATTCCAATTCCTGGCGAAAGCGTAACTTTAAACGGTCCTGCTTTAATGTCAGAAGGAAAGGAAGAAAGAAAAGAGTTAAAGGAAGAGCTTAATAAGATTCTTGAACAAATCACTTATCATAAACTTGCTGAGGCTGAAGGCAAAATGTCTGATGATGTACAGAAGCTTAACCAGAAGATTCCAGTTCTTATTTATACAGGTTGATAAACTATGGAAGATAATAAACTACAAGAAATAACTTTTCAATCTTCTACTATAGAAACAATAGATCTTGCTTTCTATAATTGGTTAAACTATGAAATGGATCTATCTGCAACTTATCCAGAAGGATGGAAAAAAGTACCTGTAACTTGGGTATCAGCAGAAAGAACCCATCAAATAAAAAATGATAAAGAAATACGTGATTCATCTGGTATGATTATTTATCCTATCATTACAATTGAAAGAAAATCAATAAATAAAGACCCACAGAAAACAGGTTCAATACCAGCAAACTTAAGAGCAGTTAATGATGAAAAAGGTGGAGTCATTACAATAGCAAGAAGAGTAAATCAAGAAAAGACTTCTAATTTTCAAAATGCTGATAACATTAAATACAATAGATCCCCAAGATCAAATCCTGTTTTTCCACTAAACTCAACTGGTTACTCTAGAAATAATAAAGTTGTCTATGAAACAATAACTATTCCAATTCCTGTTCACGTTACTGTATCTTATCAAGTAAACATTAAAACAGACTATCAACAACAACTGAACGAATTAACTACACCATTTTTTACAAGAAATGGAAACACAAGATACATTCAATTATTACAAGATGGACATAAGTATGATGCTTTTATTAAAGGTGATTTTAATTTTGAAAACAATTCTGCACAATTAAATGAAGAAAGAAAAACTTATTCATCTTCAATTACAATAGAAGTTATAGGCTATTTGATTGGTGATGACAAAAATCAAATAGGTCCAAAGATCACTGTAAGAGAAAGCGCAGTAGAGTTCAAGTTTCCAAGAGAAAGGGTTATTGTTGGAGACATACAAGAATTCTTAAATACTTCTAAAAATAAAACAAAATATAGATCTTAAAGCCTTTTGCTGTTTATTATACTATTTATTATTGATTAATAACATTTAATAAAGCAGGAGTCTAATAAATGGCAGCTTCATCATACAGATTTGTATCTCCAGGTGTTCAAGTACAAGAGATTGATAATTCAATTCGTACTTCGGATTCTGTACAAACTGGTCCAACAGTAATAGGTAGATTTGAAAAAGGACCAGTAATGCGTCCTGTTTATGTAAATTCATTCTCTCAATTTTTACAAACATTCGGTAATCCAATACCAGGAAATAATGGAACAGATGTATGGAGAGATGGAAACTATTTAGCTCCAACATACGCTGCTTATGCTGCTCAAGCTTGGCTTAGAAATACTCCAGCACTTAATGTAATTCGTTTGGTAGGTGTTCAACACACAAACGCAACCGATGCTGGTAAAGCTGGTTGGACAACCGATAATGGTTATACTGCTAACTCTGCTGGTGGTGGTGCTTATGGTCTATTTGTTTACCCATCTGCTTCTGCTGGAACTGCTGTAACTGGTACTCTTGCTGCTATTTGGTATGTTCAATCTGGTTCTGTACAACTTAAAGGCTTTACTGCTGGTTCACCATTGAGTTTGAATCAAGGAACAAATTTGGTTGTTGCTTCTGCTGTTGGTGGTTCAAATTCTGAATTCCAAGCAATTATAACTTTTCCAGGTGGAACTTACACTTCTAACTTCAACTTTGATAAAGACTCTGATAAGTACATCAGAAAAGTGTTTAACACTAACCCAGTACTTACAAATAGTGATGTTACAACTTCTGAAAACTTAGAACATTATTGGCTTGGTGAAACATTTGAAAGAAGCTTGCTTGAAACATTCAGCACACAAACACCTTCATACAATTTAGCAAGTGCAAATTGCTATGGTTTTATCTCTGCATTAACAAACAATACTCAAGACCTTCGTAATCATAGAATTCCTGCAAGAGCAGCTAAAACTGGTTACGTCATTGGTCAAGATCTAACAACTAACACAGGTTCTTATGTTGCTTCTTCACAACAAAAACTATTCCGTATTGCTACACTAGATAGCGGAGAGTACGAACAAAGAAATTATAAAATTTCAATTGGTGACATTAAAGCTCCTACTAATGACTTTGATGATTACGGTTCATTCTCAGTTTTCGTTAGATCTTCACAAGATAATGACATTAGACCTCAATTAATAGAAGCTTTCACTAATGTAAACCTTAACCCAGCTTCTCCAAACTACATTGCAAGAATAATAGGTGATAAGTTTGTTCAATGGAGTGATACCGATAGAAGATTAAGAGAATACGGTACATACACAAATAATTCTAAATACATTCGTGTTGAAATGAATGACGATGTAGATGCTGGTAACATTGACCCAACTTATCTTCCATTCGGTTTCTTTGGTCCACCAAGATACAAGAGTTTCACACTAACAAGCGGTTCTAACCCAACAATAGCAGCACCTGTAACTGGTGGTTTTGGTCCAACTTTTTCTGGTGGTACATTTGCATTTACTGCTGCCAATGTAACTGCTTCAATAGTGTTTCCAACTATACCATTAGTAACATCAGCTTCTTACATTGGACTTAGTGATCCAACTAATGTTTTCTTTGGAATTAGAACTGATGATGGTGGAGCAAACACAGAATTCACACATGCTTATTATGATTTAACAAGAGCTAATACTTTTACAACATATGAATTCACAAGTGAAACATACCTTGAAAATTCGTTTGTATTCTCACTTGATGATGTATCTGGTTCTGCTGCTGGCACAATAGGAGCAGTTTATGTATCTGGTTCAAGAGTAGCAGGAACATCATTAACAGCAGTTTCTAGCGGTTTCCGTGGCGTTCTTAATGAAGGATACAACGCATTCACAATGCCACTCTTCAATGGCTTTGACGGCTTTGATGCTACAGAATCTGAGCCATTAAGAAACTCACTAATGAGCGGTACACCAACCGAAACAACAAGTTACGTATACAATACATACAAGCGTGCAATCGACACTTGTTCAGATCCAGAAACATTAGTAACAGACATTGTTGCAGTTCCTGGTTTGACTAATACAGGTCTTACAAATCATCTTGTTTCTACTTGTGAAGCTAGAGCAGATGCGCTTGCAATTATTGATCTACCAAATGTTTACAAACCAGAAGCAGAAGGTACTGCTACAAATAGACAAAGCAGATACACAGGTACTGCTACTACTGCTGCTGCTGGATTAAAGAGCAGAGGATTAAATAGTAGCTACGGTGCAACATACTATCCTTGGGTACAAGTTACTGATACAGTCAGCAATAGAGCTTTGTTTGTACCACCATCAGTTGTAGCACTTGGTGCAATGTCATATGGTCAAGCAACACAAGAACTTTGGTTTGCTCCAGCAGGGTTCACTAGAGGCGGCTTAAGCGAAGGTCGTGGTGGTATTCCAGTAATAGGTGTAACAGAGAAACTTTCTTCTAAAGATCGTGATACACTCTACGAAGCAAACATCAATCCAATCGCACAATTCCCAGCAGAAGGCATTGTAATCTTTGGTCAAAAGACACTTCAAGTTACACCATCTGCTCTTGATAGAATCAATGTTCGTAGAATGATGATCTTCGTTAAGAGAGAAATTTCTAAAATTGCATCAACTCTTCTATTCGATCAAAACGTAGATGTAACTTGGTCAAGATTCACAGGTCAAGTAAATCCATTCCTTGCAACTGTCAAGTCAAGATTGGGTCTTAATGACTATCGTGTAATACTCGATAAGACAACAACTACACCAGACTTAGTTGACAGAAACATAATGTACGCAAAGATTTTCTTGAAGCCAGCAAGAGCAATCGAATTTATTGCAATTGACTTTACAATAACTGATTCTGGTGCGTCATTTATTGATCT